TGCTAGCTCTATGTCTCCAGCCTCGTTAGTGGCTAATGGCGTCCATGTGGTGTTGTCCTCTTTGTCGCACCACGACACCTTTCTGGGATTTCCTGATGCGCCAAGAGCAAATAAAAAACGCTCTGCTGTGACTACGATCGCCTGATTTCCAGTTGGCGCGTTCGCTACAACTGCGGCAGGGGTGCCAGCACCTAATTGCCACTCGTAAATAGCGCCGTCTGCGGTAGAGCAACCAACTAAATACTCTCCCCAGTTGTCCAACGTCCAAACCGTTGCCCCAACTGTTGCGCCGTCCGATGTCCGACCCGTCCCATAGGTGCCATAACCGTAAGACTTTCCGCCATAACCAAGGTTCTCACCTGCATCAATTAAGCCCGCAGTAAGTCCTCCTGGTGTTATATCTAAAATTGTGCCATCTGCTTGAATGGCAAATAACTTATTGTAAGTCCCTGTCGCTAGGTAAATTGCGCTTGAGTTAGTAACCCAAGAAACGGCTCCTCTGGCTATTGTTTGAGTGCCAGAGCCGTCGGTGATTTGAATGGCAGTCCCAGAACTGTTGACGTATGATTCCCAGCCACCGATAGGGCGCAAAGAATTGTTTTTCCATCGAACTAAATTGGAATCGTGCCACCGATTTTTGGCATCTAAATCCGTTCCGTGACGATAGATTCCAGGTGGTATATCAAGGCTAACGAGAGGCATCTTAGCTCCAAGTTAAGTCTGGCAACTCTGACACAATATCGTCAATGCTGCTCGGTATCGGCCTAGCTCCATTTTCTACTTCTTCAAGAATCTCATAACACTTCAGCCATGTTTGATCCCGAAGAGCGATACACCTAGCCGCTTCTTCTGCAAATTTTGCGCTAGTAGAGCTAGCATATCCAACCGCGCTAAACATATCTCTGTAGTTTTTTGTTTGAGCAAACACATCAAGCGTCTCTTGGACTTGTGCTGTAATTTTTGCTTGAGATCGCGCTTTCGCTTCCGCTTCTGGTCTTGGAGAAAGCGACCATACTTGCTTCCACGCCCCGTCATCTAAGACGTAAGATTTTACCCCCACATACAAAACATCATCATACGGCTCGCTAACTTCCTGCGCCTCATAAACGTCAAAATCGGCAAGGACGTCTTCCGTCAATACCAATGGAAAGCTGACGTTTGGGTTGTCTTGCCTTAGTTCACGCTCTGAATATGCAACAGCGGTGCCATCAGTTACTTTAATAAACATTATACCGGCCTCAATCCTATTAGAAATGCCTTACCTGTCGCGCTCAGCGATACAGTCCCAGATGTATAAGACCCTGAGCTTACGCCCGTTAAATACGATATGCAGACATAAGGGTCTGGAGAATTGACTAGTTGTGATGTGCGAAAAATAGGGGTGTAACCAGCGGGTCGAGAAAATTGTGATGCGCTTGCTCCCCCAAAGTGCCCGGCAATGCAAACAACGATACTGTCATTTGATGTTAGCGTAATGCTGCCTGGTTGAACCGTTGTCCCTAAATTGCTGAGGTCTCCAATATCGTCAAAAACATAACCACGAAATGCTACTAACCCCGCCGAACAAGTATCGGTCGCGCCAGCACTAATGCTTACAGTGCTGAAACCCTCAGAGTATGCGTCATCTGTAAATGCAAAAAATCTCGTGCCTGTATCGTTAAGTCTTGAAGTAAACTCACTCGGGGTTGATATTAAGTACCCAGTATTGTCCTGAAGACCGGCGGCAATAAGAAGATCGCCATTTTCTGCGCTAGCAGAGGCCACCGTAAAGCTGCTTGGTAGCGTCACCTCCGCCATTTCATCAAACCCAATAAACCCAGTAACTCCTGCCTCTCCAGAAGACGCGGCCCTCAATTTTTCAGAGCTAAAAGCCATTATGCTGTATCGCCAATATGAGAGCCGTACACGGTGGAGGCCACCTTCCATAACGCAACTACTGTGTATCCAGATGTTGCTAGCGTTGGGGCAGAGCCTCCAACCCAGCTAACGCCTGACCATGAAAGAGTTCTGCTAGATCCGTCGCTAATCATCATTGTGATGGCCTGCCCGTTCGCCATGTTTGTCACCGAGGCGCTTGAGTTGGCGGTTAGCGCCCACGTCTGAATTGACCCATTATCAGGCTCGACGTTATATGACGTGCCTGAAATTGTATAAACTTCTTCTGTAGGGGTTCCTGTGAGCGATGGAGTCGTAAACGCCCCGTTTGTGATTGCCATGCCGGTAACGGTGGACGTGCCGTCTAGCAAATCATCAACACTGTCCCAGTTGGTATTTAAATATCCACCCCAGGCATTATCATCGCCGCCCACTACCGGCTTATTGAATGAGTAGGATGTTGTTAAATTAGGCATTACTTATCTCCAAACTTGGATTGACTCTATGACGCTTACCCAGTCGCCCGCCGGTTCATTTTTATTGCTCCAAACGGAAGACGGCTCCGCCTCGCTATCCCAAAGCAATCTGCACGAGCTTTGCATTATACCATTGCCGCTGATGACGGATGCGGCAAGTAGCGGATCGCCTACTGCGTACCCGCTGACCCAATAATCTGCCTGAACGTAATAAGTCACTTGTTAGTTACTCTATGGTATGTAGGTTATTGAGCCTGCCAGCAGTCTAACGGTATATACTTCAGGCGAGTCAACAGACGCCGTTCGACCATCTTCGGTATTAGTCTCGTTTTGATAATCATGCCTTAACGGACACCCGGCAGAAAGCCAAGCTTTAATTTGAGCGTCTGTCATAGCTCCGGTTATATCGGAATTATCTATTGCTGTTCTTGTTTCTGTAGATGCGCCAGAGCCGAAGAGTAATTGATGGTCGTCAGTGCCTAAGTTAGCAACAGTTGCGCCTGTTAGGTCTTCGGCGTCGTAAACAACGTAACTCCCAGCAATAACAATAGGCGGGTTAAGAAAACTTCCTTCAACGTCTCTTTTTACTTCAATTTTTGTTTCTATTCGGAGGTTGCTGTACGCGGTAATTGTTTTGCCTAGCCACGGCTCGCCTGCATCAATGTAGCTGTAAAGAGTATACCCATTTGTCGAGGGCTGTATTTTTGTTCCTGCGTTAGTCATATTAGCCGACTGACCAGTATCTTCTGAACTATAAGTGCTGTTTCCGTACCAGTTCCACAATTGGCTGACGTTAGTTACCGTAGCCTCACTAGACGTACCGTTGAAGTCAGCCCACAGCGTGATTTCCCCAGACGCCGGAGCGTTGCCTAGACCGTAATACTCGCTTAAGTTAATAGGGTTAGTCCCGCCAAACTCTGTTTGTACAGTAGACATAGCAAGCGGTTTAGATGTTGGTATTGGCATTACGGAGTTCCAAACGCAGTAACATCATCAAGCGCAATCGTTGCTCCGGTCGTTGTGATCTTAAAAACAGCAGTGCCGTTGTACTCAAACAACAGGTCGTTCGTGCTGAGCTTTATTTGCCACGAGCCGATATCAACAGTTGTTGCCGTTACAGCAGCAAAGCTAGGGCTATCACCTGATTCATACTTGTCATTGTTTAGATTTGAAAAGTTGTTATCCACTTCAGTATGGGTCAATGCCGACCCTTTTGTGTTTCTTAGCGTTATGGTTGACATCAGTCTAGCCTCACTTTTAAATTCCCAGCTAAAATTATCAAAACATCGCCGTTTAATATGTTTCTAGGTAATGCCGCTTGGTCGTCGTTTGGGTCTGTAATTTCAGACCACGCTAACAAGTTGCCAGATGTGGAGTCGTCTAGCAAACCAATGTGCGTTACCAAACCCCAATCACTTGCGGCCTGAGCAAATTCTATGTCTGAAGATGATGATGCTTGGGTCGGCGTTGTTCCGGCAACGGTCATTGAGACAGACTGACGTGAATACCCAGTGCCAGAAACTTCAGTCCCTATGTTGCCGTCCGTTGGGCTTGATGTAAAAAGCCCCACATATACGGAGGCAGGAGGCACATAAGATGTCCCGCCAAAAACATGGGTTAATAGCTTGTTTTCAAGATAATTTGATAGGCTCATCCTAAGCCTCTAACTTTCAAGGTAAGGCCCGATCCAGACATAGATGCCTCGTGCCCGGAATCGTTTACTCTTTGCACCGCCGCAGAATATAACTGCGCCCACACAGGTATTCGAGCGTCATCTGCCAAAAATGGGGCTGAATGCAGCAGGGAGCCGTATAAATATACGTCTGGGTGATTTGTAAGAAGCCAGTTATCGGTGTTTTGTTCGCTTAATGCCGGAATTTTCTGATAATAAAGCAGTTCGGTTTCATAGGTGCCGTCTGGGGTTGGGAAAAGCTCAAATCCTCTTTCTGCGTGGCAATAAAACCCAGGCTCACCAGTCGCGTTCTCAGCCCCTTGGCGCTTGTCTGCCATTGACGCCCTTGAAATTAAGTTCAGCACCCTTGTGCCTGTTGACGTTATGTGCAGCCTGATGGTTTCCACCCAATCACCTGGTCTGCTAAGGTACTGAGAGTCTGCGTTAGCCGTAGCCCTGTTCTCCATATAATAGTGCCGAATATCTCGGTTAATTTGCGCCTCTGCAAGCGAGATAAAGCTGGGAATTGTAGATGTTAAGTCATCCCTATTTAGCCAGCTTGCTATTGAGGTTTTTAGCTCGGCGTATGTCGTTATGCTCATTCCGCAATCCTATAAAGGTTATTTCCTACCACATAAAGATAAAGGCCCGCTAACGCATAGATTAACCAGGCGGGGAATGGAAGGGTTACGAGCAGGGCTATAACGCTAGTCTTTGCCAGCAAAATAGATGGCACTAACCCAAGCCTCCCAATCAGCCAATTAATTAAAGGATTGCGCTCTGCTAATCCTTTCTTGGCAATCGCGTAGTACGTTGTTGCTCCGTCAAGTATTTGCAATGCTATTAGCAAAAAAATCATAGCAGTACATTGTGAGGCGTAGCCACAGACAGAGGGTCGATTAGCTCAATTCCCTGGGTCGCCTTAGACTCCTCAGAGCCATTCGGGGTGCCATCAGCCCCAGACATCCACTGTATGCACCACTGCTCCCAGTTGCCTCTTGATACAACCTCAGAGCCGAGCCAGAAGTTAGCATGAAAACGGCTGTCCATAACCGCCGGTGTTACCTCATTGCCGTCCTCGTCTAGCACCGCAGGGGTGATGACGTGAGGGCCGATGCGTGTCACCGTGTTACCCTTGGCTGGGACGATGGCCCCAGAAGGCGCTACAGCCTCCTGTACGACGTTTCCTTCC